ATATAACATTCCGTGCAAGTAACTGGAAACCTTTAGTCTATGAAGCACAAGCACAAACTCCGTCAACAGACCCTGCAGATGGCCAACTATGGTACAGCAGTGTAGTAGACGAAGTGGACATTATGGTACATAACGGATCTACCTGGGTCGGATACAGAACATTATATCCTTTAACAGACCCAAATGGACCTATTGTAGCCAGCGTAGCTCCAATAGTTAACAGCGAAGGCGACCCTCTTGTTGATAATGACATTTGGATTAGCACAGCCGATATCAGCGAATATGGAAAAGCTGTGTATGTTAGAATGGACGGAAAATGGGTAGCCCAAGATACTACAGATCAAACAACACCAGACGGTTGGTTGTTTGCTGATGCACGTTGGGGAACCTCTGGCACCAGCAGTGATATGTCTGATATTGTTGATTTATTAACCAGCGATTATTTAGACCCAGATGCTCCGGATCCTGCACTATATCCACGTGGCATGAAGTTATGGAACTTACGTAGAAGCGGATTTAACGTAAAGAAATATGTTGTTGGTCATATCAATGTTAATGCTAACGACGGTAAGAATATTCGTTATGATGACGAGCAAATGGATGGTTCTGGAAACACAACAGAGTATGTTGCAGATAGATGGATCACAGTAAGCCCTAACCAACCAACTGGAAACGGCAGCTTCGGACGTCACGCTCAACGTGGTTTTGTTGTAGAGGCATTAAAATCTCTAATCGACACAAATCAAAGTATCCGCGATACAGATACAGTAATCTTCAACTTAATTGCTACTCCAGGTTACCCAGAAGCAATTCAAAATATGATTGCATTTAACACTGATAGAGGGTTAACTGCATTTGTTGTTGGTGATACACCGTTCCGTTTACAACCTAACGGCACAGCATTAAATGAATGGGGAAATAACACTGCTCTTGCATTTGACAATGATGAAACAGGTGCAGTAAGCTATGACGAATACATGGCAATGTTCTACCCAAGCGGATATACAAACGACAACAGTGGAAACGCAATTGTTGTTCCAGCAAGTCATATGATGTTGCGTACAATTGTTAATAGTGATGCAAAGAGCTACCAATGGTTTGCTCCAGCAGGTACACGTCGCGGCGGTGTTGACAATGCTACCAGCGTTGGCTACATTACTAGCGAAGGCGAATTTAAAACAACAGCACTTCCGCAGAGTTTGAGAGATGTATTAGCAGGAGTTAAAGTTAACCCAATTGCAACGATTCCAGGTGCCGGAATTGTTAACTTTGGTCAATATACTCGTGCAAGAAATGCAAGTGCATTAGATAGAATTAATGTTGCACGTTTAGTTGCATACTTACGTAGACAATTATCTTTATTAGTAAAACCATTCTTGTTTGAACCTAATGATAGAATAACAAGAAACGAGATTAAACAAGCAACTGAAAGCTTCTTACTAGAATTAGTAGGACAGCGAGCACTGTACGACTTCTTAGTTGTGTGTGATGAAACAAACAACACACCAACAAGAATTGATCGTAGTGAACTATGGCTAGACATTGCTATTGAACCAGTTAAAGCAGTTGAATTTATCTACATTCCACTACGCTTGAAGAATACTGGCGATATTCAGGCTGGACTATAATAGGTAAATATAAGGACAAGGAGCAAATAAGATGGCAATCGCAAGTTTAAGCAGATTTACCGTACCTTTAGCAGGTGGCGGACAAAGTAGCACAGTGCAAGGCCTATTGATGCCCAAGCTGAAATATCGCTTTAGAGTATCATTAGAAAATTTTGGTGTTAGCAAACCAACAACAGAGCTAACAAAGCAAGTTGTATCGGCAGCTAGACCTCAGGTTCAATTTGAGAATCAAGTGCTACATGTATATAATAGCCAGATTAATTATGCAGGTAAACACACTTGGCAACCAATGAATTTAAGTGTACGTGATGATTCACAGGGACTAATTACTAAATTGGTTGGTGAGCAATTACAGAAACAATTTGATTTCTTTGAACAAGCAAGTGCGGCTTCTGGTGCAGAATACAAATTCTTAACAAGAATAGAAATGTTAGATGGCGGTAACGGAGATAACGCAAACTGGACACCTAATGTGTTAGAAACATGGGAAGTATACGGATGTTATCTACAATCTGTTAACTACAATGAATTAGCGTATGCAGAAAGTACAGCAATGGAAATTGCATTAACTATACAATATGATAATGCACTACAGATTGGTCCAACAGGAACACCACTAGGACTCGGAGCAAGCGTAGGAAGAACGTTGAGTTCCCTAGCAACAGGTTAATTAACCTGATTAAAAAGCCCCTTAATTGGGGCTTTTTTTACGGCTAAATATTGTTATGGCAAATGCATTTACCAATTTTTTAGGACAAGTCGTTAATAGTCCTACACAGTTAAAAGACTATTCTCATGCTAGTCGATTATATGTTGACGACTATTTTAGACTGGCTCCTAAAGCTGGTTTTTTATACTATGTTGTGTTTAATATTAATAGAAACAATAACCCTATTATATCTCAATTCTTAACTAAAAACGGTCCTGAATTAGGATTGCTAGTAAAAGGCACAGACTTACCTAAGTATAGAATGAGCACAGAAACTGTAAATCAATATAATAGAAAAGCTATTGTTCAAAGTAAAATTGATTACCAACCTGTTACGATGACCTTCCACGATGATCATAATAACACTACTACTGGCTTATGGAAATCGTATTACAATTATTATTTTGTTGACGGTGTTAACACAAGCGGATTAAACATTTCTCCAGGGTTTGCAGATACAAAATATAAAAAAATAGGTGCAAGTTTAAGTGAAAGTACAAGTTTTGGTTTAAACAACGGTCAAACAGATCCTTTTTTTAGATCCATAGAAATATACCAGTTGAATAGAAAACAATTTACGGCATTTATTTTAGTAAATCCTATCATAACAGATTTTAGTCATGATAGTTTAGATCAGACACAGAGTAAATTTTTAGAAAATAAAATGACAATACAGTACGAGACTGTTTTATATGGAACTGGCAAAGTAAAAAAAGATAGTCCTACAGGATTTGCCACAATACATTATGACACTACGCCTGGTCCACTGAGTATTTTTGGTGGAGGGAATAACAGCATTTTAGGTCCTGGCGGAATTATTCCAGGAATAGGAGAAGTATTTGGTGGCGCAGGCGATACTAGTCCGTTAGGCTTATTAAAATCTGCAAGAGGTGCTACTAACATCTTCAATAACATGAAAAACGTTTCTAAAGCAAGTATTTTATCTGAAGGATACGGTATTCTTGATAAAATTGCTAGAACAGGAAAGTTACCCGACGTTTTATCAGGGAGTAGTCCGGCAGGTCTAGCTCTCGCAACATTACCCGGAGAAAAACCAACAACTGCAATTCCTAGATCAGCACAGGCAGGTGGAGGCGGATTTAGTTTAGGCGGTATCGGTGCTGGCGTTGTTGGTGCTGTAGGCGGCCTAACTGATAAGTTGAGCAGTAAATTAAGAAGCATAGGAAATAGAACTACATCGGCAACAGCATCCGAAATTACTAGTCAGCAAGCCCAACAGGCTGCTCTTGCCGGCGATTTGCAAAATCAAATCTCAAAAAATACAGAACTAAAAAATGAATTAAACGTGAGAGTCGCTGCCGCAAACGGAGACCAAGACAAAATTAATGCAATTTATGCCGAGTACGATGGCATGGGCTACACTGATCCTGATAAATTATCAGCTACATTACAGACTGTCCAATTAAATCAAGAACAATTAGACCAACAACTTAAAGATGCAGTTTCTTCCGAAAGTTCAAATACTGAATTACTAACTGCCGAACTTGATACAACTACAAACGGATCGGAAAATTCTGTTACATCAATTGCTGACAATCAAGATGCTCAGCTTACAACAAATAATGTCTTCACACAAAATGAAGATAATTCAACAACTTCATATTTTGTATAATGTTAACTAATTTACCAATTAAAAATAAAATTGCATCTTCTAGTGATGCCACAAATAAGAACTTTGATCAGTACAATGATATTCCTGTTCAACTCGAACAAAATACTTTGACTGCGATGAAGGGACTGTTAACAAATAGGGGATTTGGAGAAGATTCTGCCGAGTCTATTGCTATCACAATAATGATACAGGCAAAAAGAGATAATTATAACCCTATGACTATTTTAGATTCTATGAAAACTCTTTCAGATACAGATCTAAGTCAATTAATTTCAGAAATTTTAAATTTTAATAGGTTAAAAACCAGTGTTTTAGGTTCAGTTCAAAAAATAACACCGGTTGATAATGTAAAAAGAAACATAATAGCCTAAATGAGAAATACAGCAAGAGGTAAAT